GTACTGACTTCGATCGGGATAAGAACCCACTCTACGGTGTTCTGGCGGGCGAGCTTTGCGGATACGAGGTCAACATCATTGCCCGTACCAATCATGCAACGCCGCGTGAGTTGGTAGACATGTTCGACTTCGGCATCTTGCAGTGTTGGTATGATGGCATCAAGGTTCATTACACCGAGGCGCAAGTGTTCGATAGCTTCTACAAGCGTGCCACCCTCACGCACAACAAGCACGTACAGCAGAGTATCAATCGGTTCCTCCGGTTCAATACTCGCAATCCCGGTGTGCTGTCACTGGTCCTCCCATTTGAGACGCCCTATGCCCTTCCCGAATGACGACTACGAAGTCGAAGACACTCACGCCGTAATGGATCGGCATGGGTATGACGTGTACTCCACGCCTTGTGACCGGCTTATGTCGGATGAGGCGATGGGGTTTGCTTATGCGGAGGCTATGAATGGTCCAAGTGACTAAATCGGAGCCCAAGTCTGCTGAATACACGCTGATCGTGTCTGAACCTGAGTATCAGCGTATTAAGCAGGGTCTTCGGCAACTCAAGCTAATGGGCCTGCCTTATAGAGCATTGCCGGTTGCGGATCACTTGGGGATGCTGCGGCAGGCTGCGGGCTGCGAAGACGCTTCAAGTGCTGCGGAGCTACACGAAAGGCTTATATAATGTCTGATTACCTTGATCCTAGCGAGTGGCTACACCTAGCCCAGCAGCTAGATCGGGGCGGTAAAGCGTCTCACCAGCATACTTGTGGCGATGGTCAGAAGTTGCTGGTTGAGAACGCCGATAACGGTTTTAAGGCATGGTGCTATCGTTGTAGCATGTCGGGCTTTGTGCCCCACCCCAAGCCATCACTGGCTGAGCGGATCGCCGCCCTTCGTGCTGCTAAGGATGCAGACGAGGCCGAGCAGGCTGATCCCCGGCCACCCATGCCCGCCAACTTCGATGTTGGTACGTGGCCAAGTTTCGCACAGGTCTGGCTATACAAAGCTGGCCTGTCTAAGCCGATGATTGCCGAACGCGGCATCTACTGGTGTGACCGCATCCAAAGGGTTGTGATCCCGGTACTCAACGGCTCTACATTATGCTATTGGCAGGCGCGAGGATTTGACGATGACCGACCCAAGTATCTCAACCCAAAGGTTGATAAGCCCATCTACAAAAGTCACCGCACAGGAAATAGCGGAGGCGAACGAGACCTTCTGGTCCTCACTGAGGACATCCTCAGCGCCATCAAGGTTGGGCAAGTCTGTGAGGCATGGTCCATCCTAGGCACGTCGATGCCGGATGCCTTGCCCACCCTCGTCAGTGGCCGGAAAGTGGCCGTGTGGCTCGATCCTGACGGCGCGGGCCGGAAAGGTGCCGGAAAGATTTATCGCGCTCTCAGCGCCTCCGGGGCGGACGTGCGGGTCATCCGGTCTGACCTCGACCCAAAGTGCTACAGCCTCGCTAAGATTAAGGAGTACCTGTGTCTATAGATATCACTATTCTCAAGCTGCTGCGAACCCGTGACAAGTTCGACAAGCTGTATCGCTCGATCCCGCAAGCTGCGTTGGATGACGGCACCAAGGTTCTAATGCAGGACTTTGCCAAGTATTATGCCGAGTTCGACGTAGACCACATCGAGCATGAGCCGTTCAATACGTGGTTCAAGAACTTCGCCCATCCCAAGCTGAGCGACGAGCGTAAGGCTTACTTCCAAACCGTTCTAGCTAAGATACAGGAGCCGCTCGATGCCGGACTTGAAAACGGGCTACATGAACGACTGGTTGCTGCGGACACCGCTGTCAAACTTACAGACCTTCTTGAGAGGTACGGAGAAGGCGCAGAGATTGACCTCGGACCAGCTTTACGAGCCGTTGTCGAGCAGTACGACCAAGACACCAACCGGAAGGTCAAGACGCCATGGGTCGAAGTCGATATTGACGCCGAGCTTGCTTCGGTGGACCAAGACATTGGTTTCCATTGGCGACAGCGAGCTATCAATGAAGCTATGCGACCTCTCATCGCTGGAGACTTTGGCATTATCGCGGCTCGTCCAGACGTGGGAAAAACAACTCTACTCACAGATGCGGTTTCATTCTTCGCTACTCAAGTCGATGCCCTCTATCCAGGAGAGGGGAGACACATCCTCTGGTTCAACAACGAGGGGCCGGGTAAGCGGATTATCTCCCGCTGCCATCAGTCAGCACTTAACGCCACCTACTCCGATCTGGTCAAGAGAAGTCAAGCCAAGACAATCCGGCAAGACTATATCGATGCTACTGGTGGACGAGAGAACATCATCCGCGTCTATGACGTGCATGACTTCTGGAACCACGAAATCGAAGACATCATTCGGGCCTTCCCGCCCGCCCTTGTTATCTTCGACATGCTTGACAACATCAAGTTCGGTGGCCTCGCCAACAACAACGGCCAGCGTACCGATCAACTTCTCGAAGCCATGTACCAATGGGGACGGGTTATGGCTGTTAAGCACGATTGTGTGTGCCTCGCTACGTCTCAGATCAGTGCGGACGGCGCTGAGCTTGCTTACCCATTGCTGAGCCAGTTGAAGGACAGCAAGACCGGCAAGCAGGGTGCAGCCGATTTCATTATGACCGTGGGCTATCAGTCCGCATCCCCCGACAATCGCTACCTTGGCCTGACCAAGAACAAGCTGGCCCGTGAGGGTGGCCCTAAGCGATTGGAAGCCAACGTCATCTTTGATGGCAGTAGAGGTCGCTATGTCGAGCCCGAACTTATCTAAACTGCAGCCGGGTAATCCCATCTTCCGCAAGTATCTGGCCGACAAGCTGGGCTTGCTGATGTTGGTGGATACTCGGCGTAGCCCTATGCGTTATCCGACCCAATTCATTGTGGGCGATACGTTGCCTGCAGATCACATCAAGCTGCTGCCTAAAGGGCACTGGCGGGTGATGCGATGACCTGTATTGAAGCCTCCGGCCACGCTGATAAAGACGGCTATATCAAGGTATATAACCCGAGAACTAAACGCCAAACTACAGCCCACCGTTTAGCATGGGAAGCCGTGCACGGCCCTACGGACAGCCTACTCCGCCATACCTGCGACAACCGCAAGTGCCGCAACGTAGATCATCTAATCGAGGGAAGTCAAGCGGATAACATGAAGGACATGCTCGACCGCAACCGGCTAGGAAAGCGTGCAGGCCAAGACAATAACATGGCGACCGTATCCGATAAGGATGTGGCGCTATGCCGAAGCCTGTATTCTGGTAAGCGGGGTGAACTTACGTCACTGGGCAAACGGTTCGGTGTATCGCGGGTTACGATTAAGAATTGGGTATCAGGAGCGTATCGTGACTAACAACATCAAATATACTGTGTGGGATGTAGAAACTACCACAAGGACCAGTTTCAAAAGAAAAGGTAACGCTTTTGATCCGCTTAATTTCGTGGTCATGTCGGGATGGCGTCGTAACGGTGGTGACATCGTAGGCGAATACTGGCACACTGGTCCCCGACCTGCGGACTGGTTCACGAAGCTGCTTGCCGATACTAAGATACTGGTCGGCCAGAACATCAAGTTCGACGTGCTTCATGCACTCAACGACCCTGATCCGGGTATTGCCCGTGCGAACTACCTCGCATGGATGCAATGGGTTGCGGACGGCGGACTTGTCTGGGACATCCAGCTTGCCGAGTACCTTCTCAACGGCATGACCCAAGCCGACCACATGCTGAGCCTTGATGAGCTTGCGCCCCGCTACGGAGGTAACACCAAGGTTGACGAGGTTAAGGCCCTCTGGGACGCTGGCATTGACACCGTGGACATCGACCCCGATCTGCTGCGTGGCTACCTGTGTGGCCGTTGGGCTGGCCCCATCTGGGAAGAAGGCGACATCGGCAACACCGAGTTGATCTGGCTGGGTCAGTACGAGCGAGCTAAGGCTTGCGGTCAGGTCAAGTCAATCCTGATGAACATGGGCTCGCTGCTGTGTACCATCGAAATGGAACACAACGGTATGGCCGTGGACAAGCCCGCTGGCATCCTGCTGGCTAGGGACTTGGAGACCGAGATTGCCGGGTTGGCCATGGATGTGTCGAGCTTCCTTCCCGATGATCTGCCGTTCGACTTCAACTGGAACAGTGGTCCGCAGAAGTCGGCCCTGATCTTTGGCGGCACCGTCAAGTATAAGAAGTGGCTACCTCATCTGGACGAACAAGGTCAGATGCAGTATGCTATGATGGACGAGCTTCACTGTGTCATGTCGGACGGCACTACTCAGCCGCTGCATACCAATGAGGTCATGGCATGTGTACTCTGTCCCGGAGGTATCGAGCCTGTTCGCTATGCTTCGGGCAAGAACAAGGGAGAACTTAAGACTAAGAAGGTCAAGGTTCCTAATCTGGAGAAGCCCAAGGGTGCTATTCAGGATGTACCTTACACCTTCCCCGGTTATACTAAGCCTAAACCCCATTGGGAGGGTGCGACAAAAGGCGTCTACTCTACGGGTGCTGAGATTATCGAGGAACTGGGTGTACGCAATATCCCGTTCCTCAAGGCTCTTGCTAAGATCACCAGTCTCCGCAAGGACTTGACCACATACTACATCACAACCGATCCTAAGAAGGGTGAAGTCGGGATGCTGACGCTGGTGCAGGCTGATGGCATTATCCATCACATGCTCAATCATACCAGCACGGTTACTGGTCGTTTCTCGTCATCATCGCCTAACTTGCAGAACCTGCCTAAGGGTAACAAGTCCAAGGTCAAGACGCTGTTCATTAGCCGGTTCCCAGATGGTTCGATCATTCAGTCGGACTTCTCGGCTCTGGAAGTCTATGTCCAAGCTATCCTTACCAAGTGTCAGCAGCTTATCCTCGATCTTCGAGCGGGGCTTGATATGCACTGCGTTCGGGTTAGTCAGGCCGAGGGCATTAGCTACGAGGAAGCCCTGTATCGCTGCAAGGATGAGACCTACGAGCATTACAAGGAATGGGACTACAAGCGGACTAAGGCCAAGATTTTCTCGTTCCAACGTGCTTACGGTGCAGGCGCTCAAAAGATCGCTGACAGTACCGGCATGGACAAGGAAGAAGTCGAGACCCTCATCACGGCTGAGGAAACCCGCTATCCTGAAATGCCTGTGTATTATGAGCAGCTTACCAATCAGCTTGAGAATACGGCGCAGGCCAGCAACTTGTTCGTGCAGCATCCTGAGGTTCCGGGCCTGACCTGCAACCTCAAAAAGGCGTTCTTCCGCACCCCTGATAACAAGCTCTATGCTTGGCAGCAGTCACCCGCTCCTAAGTGGTTGGCTACTCGTCCCGCTAGTCGGGGTGGCCGGGTGTCATCGTTCAGCCCTACCGAAGTCAAGAACTACCCGGTACAGGGTACTGGCGGTGAGTGGGCTAAGGCTGCAATGTGGCTGGCGGTACGTGAGTTCTACCGCATCAAGGTTTTCCACTTCAAGGCCCTGCTAGTCAATCAGGTCCACGATGCTCTCTATGTGGATAGCGTCAAGGAACTGGCACATCATGCAGCGGTCGTACTTCATGCCTGCATGGAAGAAGCCAGCGTGTTCATGGAGTGGTACTTTGGCTGGGATGTCCCGGTCCCTGTACCATCTGAGACCACGATGGGCAAGTCCATGATGGATGAGAACAAGCCGGGACCGACATTCAAGGAGGATGTTAAGGAGCATCGCAAGGTAGTGCGTAGTCTTTACATGAATAATTACCAGCCGAAGTTCGGCTTCAACACCAAGGAGAACCAAGCATGACCAATCCATTTCTGAACGCAATCGAAGAAGCAGCATCGCAGACCAACATGAACGAGGCACAGACCGGGGGTGAGTACACGCCACCCGCAGAAGGTCTAGTGCGTCTCCGCTTTGTCGGCTACATCGAGCTTGGCAAGCATGAGAAGGACTACAAGGGCAAGAAGTCGCAGGTCGATAAGGTCCAGCTTCTGTTTGAGGCCAGTGGCCCCAAGCACCCGCCCCGCGAGGACGGTACGCCGATCATGTTCAGCCAGCGTCTCGGCCTGTCAACCAGTGACAAGGCGATGTTCTACAAGCTGTTTAAGCGCATGAACCCGACCGGCACAGCTACCCACATGGCGCAGCTTCTGGGCAAGGCGTTCATCGCTACGGTGGTTCACAACTCGACCGGCGAGGGCGATCAGAAGCGCACCTATGCTAACCTGCGTGATGCCGAAGGCGTGTGGACCATCAAGGAGCCGTTCCTCGACGTGTTCGATGCGGAGACCGGGGACGCTACCCGCAAGGCCGTGGCGGTTGCGGAGCCTACCACTCCGATCCGTTGCTTTATGTGGCAGTACGCTGACAAGGCCCAATGGGACAGCATTTTCATCGACGGTACATGGGAAGCCAAGACGGATGACAGCGGCAAGGTCATTCAGGAGGCCCGAAGCAAGAACGTCTATCAGGAGACGATCAAGTCAGCATCCAACTGGGTCGGCAGTAAGATGCAGGAAATCCTGTTCGCTGGCGGTGAGGCTGATCTGCCTGATGTCAATGAGGTCGAGGGTACTGGCGGTGCGGCTAGCGATGATCCGCTCGAAGGCGCTGGCTGATGCGAGAAGCATGGCACGGACTTAAGTAAGGGGCGGGGAGGCTACGGCTTCCCCACTCTACGACCTGATACCGAGTAACTGACAGGAGACTACATGCTTACTAAAGACAGTCTAGAACCGGGCGTGCTGGACACTCTCAAGGACGTGGATATCGAGTACCTTGACCCTGCCCATGCTGTAGGCGTAGCCTTACTGAGTATCGCTATTAGCCAGAAACGGCAGGCAGATAGCATGGATCGACTTGAGGCGCAGCCTAGCGCGGCTAACGGGTTCCTTGCTAAGATGGTGGAGAACATGGGCCAATGAACGCATTTGCCGGGGCGATTGCCCAAGCGGCTGCGGAAGCCCCATCCCGCCCGGTGTACCCTCTCAAGGTGCCCGGTCTGGTCGTCCACATTGACGGCGACTACCTAGCCTACCATGCCAGCGGCAATGACGAGTGCGAGCCGGGTATGGCCCGCATGAACGCCATGTCTGCTGTTGATCGTTACATGTCCCTCACAGGTGCGAGTAAAGCAGTTGTCCATAACACAGCATCAGGCTGCCACAAGGGCGAAAGATATCTGGCTGCAACAGTTAAGCCGTATCAAGGCCAGCGCGATAGCGGGAGGAAGCCTAAGAACTATTCGTATCTGCGAGAGTTGCTACTTAACTATCAAGGAGAGGCTTTCCAGTCCAAAACTTGGGCCACCCGCGAGGCTGATGATGGCTTCGGTGCCTGCTCTTACTTCGCTATCGGTAATCCGGCACTTGCCGGTTACGCCGCCCTTGCCACCGCAGATAAGGATATGCGAATGTTGCCGGGGCTCCATGTCGATTGGACCAAGCACTGTCTGACTACGGTTAAGCCGGGTGAGTACGAAGTCGTCGGACCTAACGATAAGGTCTACGGCCTCAAGTGGTTTTGGTTGCAGATGCTCATGGGAGATACGGCAGACAACTGCCCCGGCTTGGAGAACGCCTACCTCGACTTAAAGGGCGGAAACAACCCCAAGTTCAACAAGGTCGGAGAAAAGACTGCACACAAGCTGCTGGCTGGTATCAATGATAGTGACACTGCATGTCAGAAGGTGATTGAGCTTTACCGGGGAGGGTACTTCTTCTATGGATCGGATGAGTGCCCCAGCGACTACGCCGACGATAGGTTCGTCGAGCAAGCCTGCCTTATGTGGATGCGGACGGGACCGAAGGCCAATGTCCTTGATTTTGCGGAGCATGGCGGTCCAGGACGTTTTAGCCATGTGTTCGATCAACCAATGTGGGACGCATGTGAGCGCCTCGACAAACGAGTAAAGGAAGCCCGTGCAACGCTTAACGACATCGGATCGTAAAACCTGCCTACAGTGCAAGGTTGAGAAGCCTACCGATGAGTTCTACAAGAACAAGTCTGGCCTCAATGGCCTGCACTCTAAGTGCAAACCCTGCCTCAATGACTGCCGCTATGCTAAGAAGTACGGCCTTAGCCTTGAGGAATACCAAACCATGAAGGAACTTCCTTGTGTCATCTGCGGCAATCCCGGCGAGGTAATCGACCACTGCCATGTATCTGGTAAGGTCCGTAACCGGCTGTGTCAGCCTTGCAATATGGCCTTAGGCGGTTTCAAAGACAACCCCGACCTATGCCGGAAGGCAGCAGACTATTTGGAGCAGCATGCAACGATTAACGACTAGTCAGCTTAAAGAGGTCCGGCAGAAGCTGCTGGTTGCTCAGGGTGGCAAGTGCGCTATCTGCCAAGGCCCGGTTACTACTAGGCAGGGACAGGATGCTGTGCTTGACCATGACCACAAGACCGGGGCTGTACGTGCGGTACTACACCGTAGCTGCAACGCCCTGTTGGGCAAGGTAGAAAACAATCAGGTGCGCTTCGGCGTCCGTGACCTTGCTGCCTTCTGCCACGGTACTGCCAAGTATCTACAGCTTCACATGACCAACATTACCGGCATGATCCACTCCACCCACCTTACGGAGGACGAGAAGCGGATTAAGCGCAACAAGCAGGCCGTCAAAAGGCGGGCCGCAATAAGGAAGACTGCATGAAACTATTTGAGAACCTGCGGACCCGCAAGCAGGTAAGCAAGGCGGTCGCTGCCTCGTCCAGCCTGACAGCCGCATGTCGCCTGCTCAACGACGAGTTCCCCGATCAGAAGCGGGTCAACGTCCAGTGGCTCCGAGCGTTCTTGAGCCGGGAGGACAACGAGGAACTTGCCGCCCCGTTCGACCGGGCTAGGGAGGTCAACAGGAGCCGAAACTTCCAAGCCGAGAACAACCGGCTACGGAAGGACGTGAAGGCTCTGAGCGAGGCTGTGGGGAGCCGTGAGGGCTTCTTGGACGCCTTGGCGCGTATCGTTGACGAGGCACCCGAGCGACCCCCGGTGGACTTCCGCAAGTTCATTGGCGGTCAGGTTGGTACTCCCATTACCGTAGAGCTTCTGCTATCTGATCTACAGATCGGCAAGCTCTCCCCCGGCTATAACACCAACGTAGCTCGCAAGCGCTTGTTCGAGTATGGCCGTGCTGCTCTGTTCCAGATTGAACAGAAGGCTGCGGTTGGATACCGGATTGAGCGCATTGTGCTGGGTCTGCTGGGCGATATCATCGAGAGCGACAAGAAGCACAGTAACTCCGCAAGAGCGACAGATACCAGCACCGCCGAGCAGTTGTTCGATGCGCAGCAAGGTATCTTCGAGTTCGTGATTGAGCCGCTTGCTCGCCTTGGCATCCCGATGGAAGTCATGGCTATCACAGGGAACCACGATCACGATGACCATGGACTTAACATGTTCGAGCCCGGCAAGAACCACCTTAGCTGGTGTATGTATCGGTCACTTGAGCTACTCACGTCTCGGGTTGGATATTCTAATGTCCAATGGTCTATCCCTGAGGGAAGCTACGGCATCGTTGATTTCTATGGGCAGCGAGCGCTGTATGAGCATGGTGTTGGAGTGGGTTGCGCAGAGCAGCCGATGAAAGCCCACAAGATCAAGCGCAGTGAGCAGGAGAAGCAGCATCTTACTTACTTCCGTATGGGCGACAAGCACACTGTTACTAGCTTTAATAGTGGCCAGATGGTTGTCAACGGTGCGTTCTTTGGGGCGGCTGCTGGTGGTACTGAGTATTCTGGCATTGCTGGATATAGCTCTGTACCTGCTCAGTGGATGGGCTTTCACGTAGCCCGCAAGGACAATCGGCTTAGCCTGTACGACAGCTTTGTTATTCAACTCGATCACATTGGAGACTGATTATGACCGACCGTGCGTGTTCCAACTGTGTTTATATTACTGAAGCACTTGACAGTAAAATGTGTGCCCCCTGTAACTGGGGCAACGATAAAATGAACTTCAAGCCCAAGCCGAGACTGGTAGAAGCACAGATCGCTGGCGAGCCCCTGCCTATTAATCCTATGCCAGAGAGCATACGAGAGTATGCATCTGCTCTGCCCTTAGTCCGAGGAAATCAGCTTCCCGAAGATGACGCGCTGCGAGGCCAGTATCCGATGGCTGATGGCTGCTTGGACTACTTCCCTAACGCTCTGGCCGAGGTCAGCCGGATCAGCTTCGAGGGCAACCAGAAGCATAACCCCGGTCAACCTATGCACTGGGCACGGGACAAATCCACGGATCACCGTAATAAGATCATTCGCCACACAGTTGACAGCCGGGATGATACTGAGGCGGCTATCGAACATGCAGCGCAGGCCGCTTGGCGATCCTTGGCTCTACTGCAAGAGAAGATCGAGACTGTTCGGGGCATCCAAGTGTCAGGTGCTTCCAAGTGATCTGGAATGCGTTGCTGGTGTTCTGCACCAGCTTCGTGTTCATCTTCCTCAAGTCATGGCAACAGTTGAACGTGGTCCACTACCAACTATGGTGGATCGTTCCGACTAGCTTTGCCATGGCTGCGGCGGAAGTGGTCACGGTGTTCAACATGGCCCACAACGGGTTCGGCTGGGTAATCGTACCCATTGGCCTGGGTAGCGGCTTTGGGTCGCTCTGCTCTACAGTTATTCACAAGAGGACACGCAAGGCATGAGCAACTGGCAGGACTATCCCTGCAAAGAATGGACCGGGGCATTGACCAAGGGCTATGGTAGGGTATGGGACACTGCCAAGAAGAAAGTCGTCTACGTCCATCGCAAGACCATGGAGGATGCCTATGGCCCATCAGACTTAGACGTGTGCCATGAGTGCGACAATCCTAAATGTTACGAGTTGCGTCATTTGCGATATGGCACAGTAACGAGCAACCTTAACGACATCAAGCGCAATAACCGAGTTTATCGCAAGATCAATCAGGAAACTGCTGACCTTATCCGAGCATCCTCCGGGCGGCATGTCGATATTGGTAGGCAGCATGGTGTCAGCAAGGCACTGGTTCAGAAGATAAAGGCAGGACACCAATGGCAAAATCCTATATAATCCAGAAAGCCGTCGAGTTCTCCAAGGTCAAGAAAAAGTTGGCAGCGGGGATTGACCTCTCTACCTACGAGCAGCAAGCCAAGTCGGACGGGTGCTGTGCCATCCTCAAGTTCGATGCGCGTGGGGAATATCTAGGCTGCTGGTCTCGGACGGGTGAGCGCTATGTCAGCATGGATAGTGTCGGCTATGCCATGTCCCAGTACCAGCGTATCCCTGATCCCGCTGGCCTTGTAGCCTTTGAACAGATCGGCCCGTTCATTAACTGCGCCGTCATCGGTGAGGCTTGGTGGCCCGGTAAGGGTGAGTTCAACAATATCAGCGGGGAGTTTCGGCGGGGCAAGATTAGCGAGCGCTTGCAGTTCGTTATCAACGATGTAATCCCTCTTGACCAGTTCGAGGCGGGTAGTTGCAGCCAATGGTACAGTGAGCGTGTAAAGCATTTTCGAGACATCGCAACAGAGCGCTTCTACTTTACCCAGCGATGGGCACCCGGTTCTAGCGACCCGCAAGAGCGCTGCAACCAACTAGTGCAGGCCGGGGGCTATGACGGGCTCGTACTTCGAGACTTGCACGGGACTTGGACGGTAGGCAGCGGTAACACCGGCGAGATTATTAAGATCAAGCAGAAGCTGTCGTTTGACCTCAAGGTCATTGAGATTAACGTAGTGCCGGGAGCTAAGACGGGCCGTGACGTTTACAAACTCGTTGTTGAATTTAATGGTCGGCGGCTCGGGGTTGGTTCTGGCGTTCCTCATAAGCTGGCGGAAGTGCCGAAGCTAGGCGATATCGTCGAGGTAGAGGCCATGGACTACAGTAGCGACGGGCTGCTGCGTGAGCCCCGCTTCAAAACAATTCGTTTCGATAAGATCAAAGCAGACTAAGGATAACCATGACTGACTTCTCTAATGCAATCACTGTAGCAGCCGCCAATACCGATATGAATGTAGCCCAGGAGAGATTGCTTACACAGGTTGAATTAGAGAAGGAAATGTCTCTTTTCGGTAAAACGCGCGCCGAGAATATGATGGGCCGTAACGAGGACGCCGGCAGTGCGGATAACAATCCGTATGCCAAGGCAATCTATCGAAGGTTCATCATGCCGCTTGCTGCCCTGATCCGGGAAGACATCGGCACTAAGAAGCCGGGACGCAATCAGGCCCATGTCACCCTGCTAGAGCCGCTCGATCCCGAAGCTGTAGCTTTCCTCAGTGTGCGCTCGGTACTCAACAGCCTGATGTCCAATTCTAAACATGACAATAGCGGCGGCATTGGCCGAACTCTGATGGCTAAAGTAGGACGCTCCTTGTATGGTGAGCTTCTGCTATCAATGTTCGCTGAAATTGAGCCCGACCTGTTCTATACGCTGAACAACGATCTTGGTAGGCGCATGAGCAAATCTGAGAGGCACAAGGTTACGGTGTTTCGTATGCAGGCCCTACAAGCTGGGGTGCCCCTACCAGAATGGGGAGATAGCGGCGTAGCTCAAGTAGGCGCATACATACTAGACCGCCTAGAGCTTCTGGGAATGGTGGATGTCCATAAGGTGCAATCCGCAGCCCGTAGCGGGCTAGCTAAATCTATCAAGACAAGCACCGAGGTAGTGCTTTCTGACGCGGTTATCGAGATAATCTCCAAGATTAAGAGCGGGGTTATTGATACCCTTCCCTATTTCTTACCCTGCGTTGAGCAGCCTAAGGACTGGGTTAGCGTTCTTGACGGAGGCTTCCACACAAACGAGATACGGCGTCTTCAACCCTCTTGCATCCGCACTCGCGGAGCTACATGGTCCGACTATGAGGGCTACGACCTTAGCCGGGTCTTCTCGGCTATTAACGGGCTACAGCGCACCCAATGGCAGATCAACGGTCAGTTGCTAGACGCCGTTCGCCAGATTGCCCGCCACTACGATACTGACGAGATTATAGGCGCGGGTGGCGCATCGGCCCCCGAGAAGCCCGAATGGCTGGGTGAAGGGATGGTGGTAGATCAGATGTCTCCCGACGAGCAGCAGGAATTTACTTCTTGGAAGTCGGCTAAGCGGGAGTGGTACACTCAGCGTAAGATCGCGGGTACTAAGTTCGGCAGGTTCTCTACTGCCTTGTCGATTGCCGATAAGTTTCGTCGCTTCGAGGCGATCTACTTTGTTTACTTCGCAGACTTCCGAGGCCGACTGTACGCCCAGACTACGGGTGTTAGCCCACAAGGCAGCGACTTGCAGAAAGCCTTGCTAAGGTTCGCTAAGGGTAAGCCCTTGGACACGCTTGATGCACAGCGTTGGTTCCTGATTAACGGCGCTAACAAATGGAAATACGACAAGGAAAGCCTAGACGATCGGGTTAAGCTCATCCAAGCTGACCATGACGCCATCATGGCGATTGCTTCTGATCCCGTGGCTCACCCCGACTGGCGGGATGCCGACAGCCCATTGCAGTTTCTAGCATGGTGTTTTGAGTATAAGCAGTGGCAGGACAGCCCGCATGATTTTGTGAGCCACTTGCCTGTTGGTATGGACGGTAGCTGCAACGGCCTACAGAACTTCTCTGCTATGCTCCGCGACGAGATTGGCGGCAAAGCAACCAACCTAGTCCCCAGCAACAAGCCTAGCGACATTTATCAGAATGTTGGAGACGTTACGCTGCTGGCCCTGCGGCGTGCTACGCCCTGGGCTATTCCCATGGTAGATGAGGCCGACATAGAGACAGAAAAAGCGGCCCATAAGGCTGCGCTCGCTAATAAGCATTTGGGCATGTGGATCAAGCATGGCTGTCCACGAGGACTGGTTAAGCGTAGCGTTATGACGCTGCCCTACGGATCAACGCGGTTTGCCTGCGCAGACTTCATTAAGGCCGATTATCTCCGGGAAGGTAAGGCTCCTGAGTTTGCTAAAGAGGAATACGGTGCTGCCGCCCAATTTCTATCGCACTATGTATGGGACAGCATCGGAGAAGTCGTCGTTAAGGCTACAGAAGCAATGAGCTGGTTGCAAGGCAATGTGAAAAAAATTCTGGAAACTAACGACCAAATCTCCTGGGTTGCTCCTGATGGCTTCCCCGTTATCCAGATATATCAAGCAACCTCCATGCACCGGATCAATACTAAGCTCCAGGGCAACACTAAGATCGCGCTGTATCAAGATACTGACAAGGCATGCCCGCGTCAGCATAGGAACGGTATCGCACCGAACTTCATACACAGCCACGATGCCGCCCACATGAAGCTGGTAATCAACGCAGCCGCCTATGAGGGCCTGTCGCTGGCTATGATCCACGACGACTACGGAACGCACGCAGCCGACGCAGCTAAGCTCTATCGTATAATCCGCGAGGAATTTGTGGCTATGTACGAGCAGCATGACCCGCTGGCCGATTTTGCAGCGGCCTATGAGCTACCTTCGCCCCCTGAGAAGGGCAATCTCGATCTGCGGCAGGTTCTTAACAGCCCCTACTTTTTCTCTTGAGGTATTCCGGTACATATCAACTAGAGAAAATTTCGCGTATCTATTTCCCCGGTTCCACATAGGATAGTGATGTATGAATGATCTCTATAGACTTACACAATCCGTCTATGAGAGCTTAGAGAAGCAACTCCCTAAGCCAGTAGTGAGTAAGGACACGACAGAGCACCAGATTGGGTATCTCCTTGGTATCCAGCATGTGCTAGGGCTACTCAGGCAAGGGTTCACAATCAATGACGGTAACGAAGCTCGCGGCGTACCACTACGCCCTCGTCAAAGATAGGTTCATCACTAAGGCAGATCAGCTACGCCTTCAAGCACGTAAGCACATGCACCAGGATATTGATCCTATGGTGGCATTACGCAACGTGTTCGAGGCTGACCATGCCTACATAGTTGATGGCTACCTAGTCGTATATGATATTTCTACGATGTGGTGGAGCGACACTCCAATCCTCGCAGAGCAGTTAGTCTTCGCCTTGGAACCTACTAGCCGATTTGCGTCGGTGATTGAGTTCTTTGAGGCGAAGGCTCGGGAAGCTGGTGCTAAGTTCATCTGTGCCGGAACGGCGCTGGCTAAGAGCGACAAGGCACTGGCTTCCCTCTATGAACGCGAAGGGTTCTCCCAAGTCGCTATTAACCTATCGAAGGAGATTATATAATGTGTTTTGGTAACAAGCAGGCCAAACGCCAAGCTAAGGCTATGGAGGCCCAAGCAAAGCAGCAAGCCGTGAACGATCAGTACGAGGTGCAGGCATCGTCCCAGGCCCGTGAGAACGCGATCAACATGGAGCAGGCCGCTAAGGCTGCTGCCGATCTGCTGGCTCAGCCAGTGGACAAGGCCGAGGTATCGCTAGCGGAAGACACCCCTGCCGCTGAGATTGACCCGAACACGGGCCGTCGCCGGACTACCCGTAGTTCGTTCCAAGTCGCCCGTACTGCGGGTATCAATCTTCCATAAGGAATACCAATGGCCTTTGCAGGTAATGCTCCGGGCCGGTGGCAGCAATTAGACGGGTTGCGCCGTGGCTTCATTACCCGCTGTGAATTGTTCGCTGCGTACACTCTCCCTAAGATTTGTCTGCCTGATAACCAGACGGACAATAACCGGGACGTGTCGCAGGACTTTCAGGCAGTAGGTGCCCAAGCGACGAACCATCTGTCCAATAAGCTGATGCTGGCCTTGTTTGCCCCATCACGACCGTTCTTTCGTCTCGATCCCTCTAAGGAAGTAGCCAAGCAGATTGCTGAGGCTGGGGCCGATGAGACCGCCATTGCGGATGCTCTAGCTCAAGGCGAAAAAGCCGCAGTCGCCATCCTAGACAAGCGGGCCATTCGGCCTAAGCTGTATGAGGCGGTCAAGCATCTTATTATCACTGGCAACGTCCTAATCGACTTGTCTGACACCTTCCGAGTTATTGGTCTCAAGAAGTATGCAGTTCGTCGGTCTTTGACTGGCAGGCTGCTTGAACTCGTTATTGCAGACAAGATGCTGCTAGACGAACTCGACGACGATGTTAAGCTACAGGCTGCTCAATATCTAGGCGCACAGTACGACCGAGAGGTTACACTGTACCGCTGGATTACCCGAGGCCCTAACGGCGACTATCGCATGACCCAGTGGGTTGACAACTTCCAGCTTCCTAAAAAGTTCGACGGCAAGTGGAGCGAAGACAAGCTCCCCTATCGTCCACTTACTTGGGACTTGGCAGACGGTCAGCACTACGGCACTGGTCTGGTCGAGGATTACGAGAACGACTTTGCTGGCCTCTCTGCTCTATCTAGGGCTGAGGTACAGGGTGCTATTCTCGCTTCTGAGTTCCGCTGGCTAATCAACCCTGCTGGCATGACCCGCCCCGAAGATTTCGAGGCTACCCCCAATGGCGGCGCAATGCCGGGTGTTGAGGGTGACATCCATCTTGTAAGCTCCGGTAAGGCCGGTGACTTGCAGATTACGATGAGCCAGTCAGCCGAGTACATCAAGCGCATTGGTAGGGCTTTCCTCTTGGGCAGCCAGATCACTCGCGATGCAGAACGTGTCACCGCCGAAGAAATCCGTATGGTCGCAACCGAGTTGGAAACAGCTTTGGGTGGGGCTTATTCGCGTATCGCGGTAGACTTCCAAATGCCCCTTGCCATGTGGCTACTTTCCGAAGTAGACATCCCTATCGGCAAGGAAACCTTTGAACCCACCATTGTTACTGGTCTTGACGCCCTCTCTAGGGGAGGCGATCTTGACGAGCTAAAGCTATGGCTTGCCGATATCGCTGCGGTCAACCAGCTTCCTCCCCCTGCCCTCAATGAATTGAACCTAGGTGCCATCTACCAAGCCCTCGCTACGCCGCGCAGGATTAAGGTGACGACCTATCTCAAGACCGAGGCTCAGAAGCAGGCGGAGCAGCAGGCTGCACAGCAACAGCAAGCACAGGCGTACGCTGCCCAGACGGGCGTGGACGTAGCCGCTAACGGCGCAATGGTCGAACAGGAAGCCGAATAATGCCAGGTGAAGTAAACGAACAGAACCCCTCACAAGAGGGCAATACCGCGATCTCGCTGGGCTCGATTGTTCCAGCACAAGGCGCACCGGCCCCGGTAAACGGCTCTGCAACGCCTCCGGTCGTTCAGGAGCCCGTCACCCCTCCCGTAGCTGAGACCCCGCCTGCTGAGGCTCCCAAGCCAAATGAGCAGCCAAAGGTTGAGGCAGTTCCGTCCGAGAAGGACGAGGCTGGCCTTGTGGTCTACGACGAGACCGGCGATGCTGGCCTTGACCTTGCCTTGGCCTTTATAGGTCGGCTGGGTATCGAGGGCACTGACCCTGCAATGGTGGCCGCAGCAAATGGCGACTTTACCTTCATCGAAGCAAAGCTGTCCACATTGGGCGACGAAGCTAAGGGTTGGGAGAAGCACGTCCAGCTTGCTAAGGATGCTCACGGTCGCCAGCTTACCAAGTTCAACGACGAGCAGGCTGCTACCAACAAGGCAGTCCACGCTATCGCTGGCGGTGAAGCTCAGTGGAAGACTATCGTAGAATGGGCCGGTAAAGAAGCCGATCCTGCCGAGAAGGCCGCTATCAACGCTATGTTTGATGCTGGCGGCTTTCAGGCTCGGGCAGCAGCCCAGATGCTCGTAACGGCCTACTCTACGGCCAAGGGTACGACTATCGCCCCAGCTAACCCTGCCGCACAGGCATCGGGTGTCGCTGCTCAGCCGCAAGCGCGGTTGACCCAAGCCGACTACCATAAGGAAGTTAGCGCACTACACCAAAGGCTGGGTAACTCGATGGACGGGTCGCCTGAATACGCTGCACTCAAGGCCCGGTTCTTCGGCCGTTAATTTAAGGAATATAAGAAATGCCTCTTTTTGTTGATCCCGGCGCAATCGTTCCCGAAGCGCAGATCACCCATCCCGGTCAGTTCAACCAGACTGGCGATATCAATGCCGCTGCCGTCACCGAGTATGGCCAGCAGGTTCAGCATACGATCAAGCGCAAGTCGCGTCTCGCCCCGTATGTCAATATGCGCCCGGTGCGCGGCACTAACCGTATCGGCAGCTATGGCTTCGGCGATAGCGTGGTCGGCAAGGTTACTGCCGGTGAAGCCCCGGCTGCTACCAAGAACGACGTTGGCCGTAACACGCTCGTCATCGACACGCTGGTCTATACCCGCCACTTCCTGCCGCTTCTGGAAACCTTCCAGACGAGCTACGATGCGCGCGTAGAACTGGGCGTCGAGGACGGTGAGGCCATGGCTCGCTTCATGGATCAGGCGTTCTTCATTCAGGCGGCTAAGGCTGCTCAGGATACGAACAGCCGCTACGGTGCTGGTACTGCCGGTAAGCCTTCGGGCTTCAAGGGTGGTTCGGTCGAGACCATGGCCGCTGCTGGCGACCTTAACGATCCGGCCAAGATGTACAAGTACATTAGCAACCTGCTGGTGAAGATGGAAGACAAGGACGTGGTGCCGGGTGAGGACGATGTTGTCATCGCCATGCAGCCCTCGACGTTCTACACGCTTCTGGACGCAGAGCAGATCGTTAATGGCGAATACGTCACGGCTCGTGGCACTCGCGTTGAGGGTGCCATGATCTTCAAGGCGTTCGGTTGCCCGGTCATCAAGACCAAGAACCTGCCGAGCGGCACGGTCTCTGGCCACCTTCTGTCCACGACTGCCAACGGCAACGCTTATGACGGTGACTTCTCGAAGCTCGCCGCTCTTGCGTTCTCGACCAAGGCACTGCTCGCTGGTGAGACGATCCCGCTCTCGCATGACCTGTTCTACGACAAGATTTTCAAGTCTTGGATTGTGGACAGCCATGCCGCGTTCGGCGTCACCCCTGAGCGTAGCGAGTACGCTGGCGCAATCCTGCTCCCCTAAGTTCAACTTGCCCCTATCTTCTTCGGAGGGTAGGGGCATTTTGCGTAAAGGTTACTTATGCCTGCAATGACCCAGCTAGATGTCATCAACGACATGCTTGCGACCTTGGGCGAACTGCCCATAAATTCGATAGCCGAGGAACACCCAATGGTTCCGGCTGCGCTCCGCACCTTGTCAACGTCATCGGCCCGAGAGCAGGCTAAGTCGTGGTGGTTTAACAAGGAACTCACTGACCTCGTACCCGATACTCAGGGTAACATCTACCTGCCGAACGATACGCTGCGGGTCGATCCCCAGTGGTCCAGCCTCAACTACGTCCAACGTGGGCGGCGACTGTACAAACCGTTCGAGACATCCAACGTGGACAAGTATAAGTTCAGCGAGCCGGTACGGTGCTGGCTTGTGCGAGAGTTGCCATTTGAGGACTTGCCATTTCCTGCACAGGACGTGATCTCTTATTCGGCCCAGCTAGACTTCATGGGCGACTATGACGCTGACCGGGCCAAGTTCGAGCAGGCTACCCAAGGTTATCGGCTTGCGCTGATGACGCTAACTGCTGAGCATACTCGGAACGTAGGTGTCAACATCCTCCAAAACCGTGGTGGTGTTCTAGGTGGCCGCACTGAGATTGGCGTGACTAGGCTTACATACGCCACTAACACTTACAGATAAGGACAGACTATGAAACTGAGCGGAAGCTATGAAAGCGTCGTTCGAGGCGTATCTGAGCAAGCAGCGCAGAACAGGCGTTCCGGCCAGCACTTCGCTCAGTCGAACATGATCTCTGACCCGGTACGTGGCCTAGCCCGTAGGCATGGGTCGGTGTTGCAGGACGAGGTAATGCTGGGCCTTAACCCGGCGAAATACGCCGACTTGCTAGAGGACACCACTTGCCACCGCGTCTACCCGTTCTTCGTGGGCGGTAACGAGTACGACCTTATTGTGCGCTCTGCGTCGGATAAGGCCAGCCTCGGCTCAGACGGGTTCGCATGGGTATTCAGCAAGAAGACTGGCGAGTTCGTCCCCACGGTGTTCGCACCGGGCGATGTGGCTTTACAGGCCATGATGGCAGGCGGTGTATCGGCAGCGGTCAACATTGGACGCTACGTGTACCTCGCGGGTAACACTGTGCTGCCTACCTACGATGCCGTGCCTGCATGGGACAACCCAACTAACCGGAGCCGTATCGCGGCAACCGTCTTGGCTGGTGCGTACAGCCGCACGTTCGCGGTAACGCTACAGCGGGCCAACGGCACCAAGGTGACGGGATCATACACCACGCCATCGAGCAGCTATCCCGGTGTCTTGACCACATCGGACATCCCGCTTTACAACGGCAGCACTCTTAACGACCAGTACCAGAAGCAGATCAATGATCGGGTCAATGCGTACAATGGCGAAGTGACAAAGTGGGTAGGTACGGCTGCGGCTGCTATCACGCCTAAGGCCATCGCCAACGGCATCCGAGACAGCTTTCAGGCACAGGGCGTAGTCCTCGCGAGCAGTAACGACAAGGGCACGCTCATTATCGAGGACAGCCAGTTTGTCGCAGCTACCGGCTCTGACGGCGGTGATGACAGCCTGATGCGGGTGGTCGGGACGGATGTAGACAACATCGATCTAGTGAACACGTATCACTATGTCGGCAAGGTGGTTCGTATCCCTTCGCCCACTACTGCGGGTAACGCGGTCTACCTTAAGGCGGTAGCCAAGGACGGCGAGGGCACTGGCTGGTCTTCTGTGATCTGGCGGGAAACTGCGGGCTATATTATGACCCCTCGGACGGTGTTCGTTATGGCCACCATCGAGAACGGTATCATGTACTTCGCGTCTGATGCTGCCACTCTATCCACTCTTACCGGAGTTGCGGTTCCAACCTATAAGGCCAACACCGTAGGCGACGACGTATCCTCCCCGCTCCCCGAACTGTTTAGTAAGGGCGTCACCTACCTCGGCGTGTTTCAAGACCGTCTGGTTATTGGCTCAGGCGCTACGCTGCTGTTCTCCCGCCCCGGCGATTACCTTAACTGGTTCCGCAAGAGCGTAACGACTATAGCGGATGACGACCCGTGGGAGGGCTTTGCACTCGGCTCTGAGGATGACACGATCAAGTGGTCAACCTTGTACGACCGTAACCTGCTACTCTACGGAAAGCGGTTCCAGTACGTTGTGTCTGGCAGACAGCCGTTTACTCCTAAGACCGCCTCGATTATCGTGGCAACGGCTTTCGAGGATGCGGTAGACGCTAGGCCCGAGGCTACCGGAAACTACGTGATCTACAGCAAGTACAGTGGTAGGGTCGGAAGCGAAGTCGCGTCAGTGCATCAGGTGCAGGCCGGGGCTATCGCAGATACTCCCGAGAGCTACAAGATCAGCCAGCAGCTTGACACCTATCTAAAGGGTGTGCCGCTGGAAATCCTGACCTTCACCGCGCCTAACATGGTTCTGCTACGAACTCGCAAGGAACGTCGCAAGCTGTTCACCTACTCCTATCTCGATGACGCTCAGAACGGGCGGCTGTTTGATAGCTGGTCTGACTGGGAATGGTCGGACTGCGTAGGGGACATGGTTGGCGTAGGTAAGGATGGCGGTGACGTATTGGTCTACACGATCAAGACGGGCACATCCGCTTCGGGTGTACAGAAGGTATGGCTTGCAGCCGAGCGGTTCGTAAGGGACACAACCCTGTCGGACTATCCGTATCTGGATAGCTTGCGTCCGCTAGAGCAGTATGAGACGGACAGTACCACATCGTACTTGAACGCTGCCAATCCCGTTCTTGACGGGGTAGCAGTTGCGATTGACGGACAAAGCGACTACCGCTTTATTGGGATGCCACTAGACAGCCTCACTACGTTCAAGGCCCAGTATGCTGGGGTTCGTTCGTCTTGCTGGGTTGGTGCTACCTATACGTCATACGTCACCCCGACCAATCCTTACGTCAAGGACCGTAACGACCAACCCATCTTGAGTGGGCGTCTGACCTTGATGTCAGTGAAGGTAGCTGTTGCGGATACCGGAGGCATGGAGGGCTGGGCTTCAAGAAGCCGCCAAGAAACGCGGACACTGAACTTTGTTGGCAGAATACTAGGAGGGTCCGACAATAAGATCGGTCGCCAGCCAATCATCAACACAACCCTATCGGTGGTCGTTGGTGGAGAAGTTAAGGAGTGCAGCTACACGCTTAAGGCTAAGACATGGTTGCCATTGACAATCACCAGCATCGACTGGACTGGTCAGTGGTTCTTCAATACAAGGCGCGCATAGGAGGCGTAAATGGGTTCCGTATTTTACGGCCAAGCTAGTGCTATTGCAGCACAGGGGCAGGTCAAAGCTAAGCGCATCACTACCAAGTCTGGTAATGAGCGTCGGGCCGCTGACACTGATCTAAAGCTGTTTAGCCAATCGCTAGGCAACCGTAAGATCATGGAGGCCGCCGGTAAGAACATCAATGCCTACGGCGAGAACATCGCTAAGAACTTGGAGGCCGCTACTTATGGCGACTTTCAGACTAGGCTGCGACAATCCGAGGAGTTGGGGGCCGTCACTGCGATGGCCTCCGCTGCCGGTGTAGGCGGCTCATCTATCGAGGCGTACAACGCAACGCTTGAGACGGCAAACAACCTACAGCGAGAGCAGAGCGACCGGCAATTCAATCGAGACCTGTACGGGGCCGAGCGAGCTAGGGGTGACATCCTAGTCCAAGCCACCGACAGCTTCGATCAGAATATCTATCGGGCTGACCTAGACGTGTCAACCTACATGGACGTAAAAAAGCCCAGCTTCCTGTCTGGGGCGATCACTCTGGGCCTAGCAGCAGGCGCTACTTACTTCGGTGGGCCGCAAGCCGGTCAGGCCGTCCTAGGCTTCTCGGAGGCGCAGCAGCAGGCAAACCGTGGCGACTTCGCTGGTGCATCCCGCTCTATGGACGGGGCCATCATGTCCGGTATCTCCGCCGCCAAGACTTATCATTCTACCGGGGGCAACCTCTGGGGAAGTACCAAATCGAAAGGAAAGTAACTTATGGCTACTGGCTATGATAACCGGCAAGGGGGCCGTAGTTCGTTTGCGTTTGAACCAGCGAAGCCCTCGCAAAGTCAGTCGGCTCAGGCCAGCGGCTTTAGGGGTATCCAGATGGACGGGGGCAATACCTCCGTCGCTGGCGGTATCGCTGCGGCTGCTCAGTTCACTGAGGCTGGTCCCAGTGCTGGGTCGCTGGGCGGCTTCTTCACCGAGCTATTAGCACCTGCTATCGAGCAGCGCAAGAAAGAGCAGTACGTTAAGGGCATGGTCGATCAGATGTCGGCTGTGTCGGGTGAGGAAATCCGGGTCAACAATAAGAACCCGATCAACCAGATTTTCGGCCCCTCAGCCTATGAGGAAGGGGCTATCTTCTACTCGGCTAAGGATGCTGTCAACCAGTGGCAGAGTAAGACGCTGGGCGACATGGACAACCTCAAGCGCTTGCCACCGGATCAGCTAAGCAAGGTGATTGCATCGTCTTTTGAGGCCATGAACACCGGGGACAAGTTTACGGACTTGGCAGTCAACACGGCCTTGATCGAGGCCAGCCAGCCGGTAATCGGGGCCATAGCAAAAGAGCGCTATAGCTGGCAGCAGTCGGAGGCACTTAACTCTAAGACAAAGGCGGACTTCAGTGCTGCCGAGGCTTTACAAGGTGCCATGGTGTCTCTATCTAAGACGAGTGGCCCCGGCGATGCTGAGAACCTTGCGGCTAACGCTGCGAAGAACAACTTCCTCAGTGCGCTGGTACAGCCTGCTGGTATGGCAGACGAGACCTATCGTAAGAGCCTAGTAGTCCTGGCTAAGCGGGCAGCACAGACCGGCAACGGCTATGCAGTCAGTATGCTCAAGAACCACCCCGGCTTCTACAATCTGCTTTCCGATGAGGAAATCACCAAGCTGGAAGAAGCCGAGATTAAGTTCGGCAATCGGGCACAAGGCATGGCAGCAAGAGAGTTTATTCCTCAGTTGCTGGCTTTGAAGGCAGATAGCGAGTTTGGTCGGATCAGTCCACTAGAGGCGTCTGCTAAGGTAGCGGACATCAATGAGGCGATCAAGGCCCGCACCGGCTTTGACCAAGACCTGTTCGACTACAAGGAGATCACTGCGGCTGGTGGCAATGTCATCGATGCGCTCCATGCTGGCTTCCTACGTCAGGAAGCTAGGGCACAGCAGGTTGCCGACATGAACCAACGGCACCAGTGGGAGGTCGAAGACAAGGAGAAGGAAGCAACCGACGAGGCCGCAGGCGTACAGCTTGCATACGGTATGGGCTCGGTCAAGCAGGCCATGGCTAAGGGCATTGGCAGTGAGGGTAACTATAACGTCCTCGCTCAGGCCGACTTTGCCGCAGGTAACTGGAGCAATATGGTCAAAGCCTTTACCACGGATCAGTGGGTCTCCAATCTCGTCAAGGATCAGGCTCAGGCACAGATCGTGTCGTCGATTGGACAAGAGTATAGCAAGGACTTCGGTGCAGGCTTTGCTAAGTTCGATGCGCTTAACAAGGTTCGGCCTGCTGCTGCAATGGCCTATTATGGTGACCAGTACGCACCGCTCCTGAACTTCAAGCGCGGCCTGACTGCGGGGCTTACCCCAGCCATGGCGTTCAGCAAGGCGTTTAGCGATCCAGCACAGTACGCGGCTACACCCAAGCTGACCAAGACCGCAACGGACGCTATCACTAATTGGGTCAAGAGCAATCGTGGAAGCACTTGGGGCAGTAGTCTCGGCTTCGGTCGCAAAGACTTGGCTAACGGTGGGCCGGTACTCAAGAAGGTACTGGCACGGCAGTTGGGAGTGATGATGCAAAGCACGGACGTTCCCGCAGAAAAGCTAATCCCCGGTCTGTATGAGCAGGTTAAAGCCTCTGGTGCATACGAGGACTACGGCAGGTTGGAATGGTCTAACAAGCCCGGTACGGTGCCCTTGAGCAAGTACATGGGTGTGATGGCTGATGAAGCTGACGAGATTATCCCTAGTGTCATTGACAAGCGCCTCAAGGCTGCTGGCTTTGCGGCGGGGGCTAATGGAGACAACTTCGACATCCATCGGGTCACATCGGACGGTAAACCGTATCTTGCGGTTATTCCCTACGATGACGATACTGGCGCAGGCACTCAGGTGCTTATCCCGTTCTCGGAGTTTAAGCAGGCGGGCGATAAGCTGCGCGCTGGTAGGGTGGCTAAGGTTAGTGGTGGCGTTGCTGCTACTGGCTTGGACCCGTATCGTCGTATCAAGGGCGAAAGCGGGGCTGCTCGTATCGCTCGTATCAACAATGAACTAACCGCACGCAGTAGGCAGACCGGAGAAGGTATGCGCTATGGTGAGTGGCAACGCAAATAAGGAGAAAGGCTAATGGCTAACGGCCACAGTTTTAAGGACGGTGTGTACGACCAGATCGAGGCCGGTCTGGAACGCAAGTACAATCTGCCGACTGGCGGCATGAAGGCCATTCGCACCCGTGGCGAGCGCTCTAATGCCGATCAGGTATCCGAAGTGGGCGCTCGCACGGTGTACCAGATTATGCCGGGTACTCGTAGCTTGTTCGCTAAGAAGTACGGTGTAGACGCCTATTCAAGCAAGGAGGGTGCGGCTGAGGTTGCAGCCCTTCACTTGCGCGACAGTATGAAGCGTAACGGTGGTGATTGGAACGCTGCCGTTGCAGAGTACCATGGCGGGCCAGACCGTCGCCAATGGGGGCCACGCACTCGGGCCTATGGGCAGCGGGTCACTGGTGCCGACTTGGGGCCGTCAACTGCCTCCCCGGCTGATCCTGTCAAGTTGCAACCCGGTGTAAACATTAATAACATCAGCACCGACGACATTCTGAATACCGCCCCTAACCAGCTTAACAATGAGCGTATCCCGCTACAGCGTAAGGTGAAGGGGCCTAAGACAGCAGACCTAGTAACCGACAAGCTGATCGGCGGCCGCAATCTAAATGTGGCCCGTCCTAGTGATGCTGCGGACTACTCGGCTGACAAGGCCCTGGAAAAGGCTGCTGTCACTGAAACGGCTATCGATGCCTCGTTCACCTTCGGGGATCGGGTCAAGGCGGCGGTTGACAAGAACTGGGTGCTCAATCAGATCGTTCGTGGTATGGACCGGGATGTTCAGTTTGAAGACCCCAAGTTCCATGCCGCCTATGTGAATAACATGGATGAGATCGAAGCGTTTGCTCAAACCCCTGAGGAACGTAATCGGATGCGTAACTCGACTAGCATGGCCGAGTTGGAGTGGACTAAGAAGGATATCGAGCGGGCTCGTATCACTGACCGTATCATCAACAGCAACGGCACAGGCGGCTACTTCGAGGTTGGCTCTGCCCTGCTCGATCCAGTAGGTATTGTGACCACGGCTGGTGTGGGTAAGGTCGGGCAGCTTGCTGGTAAGGCTTACACGCTTGGGCGAGCGGCAGTAGAGGGTGCAGCGGTCAACATCGCGTTCACCGGGGCGCTCGACATATCGGGACAGGACCAGACCCTAGGAGATTACGCGATTTCCGGGACCGTGGGGCTGGCTCTCGGGGCCGCGCTCCATCGCGTCACCTTGCCTTCTGGACGCGCTGACGACAGCGTTTCCGCCGCCGCACGCGACCTTCAAACGGCCATCAAGACAGACACCGACGAGGCGCTGGCGCAAGCCCGCACGAACCTTGGTCCCGACGCTGCGCCCGACGAGGTAGTGAACGAGACTAAGCGGATCGCTACAGCTAAGTATCGCAGCCAGATGGAAATGAGCCTTGCTGACGTAGGAGACGAGAACAAGTTTCTTACGGCTGAGGAAGACCTCATAATGACCAGTGATCCTAAGGTGCGCCAGCAGCAGATCAGTAAGTCCGGTTTGGACGTAATTGATGATGCAGGCTATCGGGCTATGCTGGCAGAAGTTACCTATCGGGCCGAGCGGATCGTTACTAATAATCCCATCGACGAGGCGGGATTGCAGGGTCGGTTCCTCAAGTCTATCGGTGATGGGCGCAATGAAAGCACGGGCCTAACCTTGCTGCGATCAAAGTCCCCGGTTATGCAGGCGTTTTCGATGCAGGTGCTTGAAGGCACTACAGGTGCAGGCGGGCGTCGTCGTACTGCTGCTATCTCGCAAGTTACGCGGGAGCGCCTTTATCTGCGTCCGATGATCGAGTATGAGCAGATGTTCAATCAGTGGCGCAAAGCTGAGGGCAAAGGCTTCATTGAAAGTTATATGAGCCAAGACGCACGCCGGGAATTTGATCGGGCTGTGTACCTTGAGATTGATGCTCGCAAGGGACTGGCCGAAGGGTCTGCAACTTCCAACCGGGCAGTGGCTCGGGTGGCAGATCAGGTTGAGCGTGGAATGGGTCTCATGGCTGCTGAGCAGCGGCATGTGGGCACACTCGGCTCACTGCGATTGCCTGCAACATCGCGTGGCTATTTGCCGCAACTTATCGACGCTAGAAAGGTATCAACCCTTACGGTGGAAGATGAGCGAGTAGTAGAGGGCATCCTAGCCAAGCAGTTCAATACCCTTAACGAATACAGCTATATCGACAAGGCTACGGGCGAGAAGATCACTAAGAACTTTGACCCTGCGTTTAGTCGCGAGTTGGCTCGTCGTTACATTACGCACTCTAAGCGTAGGGCGATGGGCTCCTATGACATCCCTGTGAACATCCATGATAGCGGCTCAGCCGAAGTCATTGAGAGTGCGCTTGAGGGAATGCAAGGAGTAGCCGAGGCAGAGCGTGAAGCTATCCTTGGTAAGTTCTCTCGGGGTGGCGCAAGCTACACCAAGGGGCGGCTCAAGCTCGATATGTCTGCCCCAATCTCTAATGGCAGGGTTCTAGGTGACTTGTTCCGACAGGACATCATGGGCCTTTACCGTGGGTACGCTCGGCGTGCTTCTGGTGAAGTCGCCTTGGCGCAGTACGGCATCTACGGTAAGAAAGGCTTGGACGTTCTACGCGAAGCTGGTCGAGCTACGGGCGCTACCGGTCCTGAACTGGAAGCCTTCGATCAGACTGCTGCTGAAATGCTGAATATGCCCTACGGGAACGCTAAGCGGCACCCATGGCTGGATAACGTCCGTATTGCTACCTCTGCCGCTAGGCTGGGTGGTATGGGCTTTACTCAGCTAGGTGAGGCTGCTAACGGCATCATTGCAGTAGGTGCGGGCCGGGTCATGTCGTCTATTGGCGGCATGAAGAAAATGTCGGCTGAGGTTGCTGCACTCGCCCGTGGCGAGACTGTGGACAATGGTGTACTGAACAGCATCGATACGCTGGGCGGGCACTTGGGTATGGACGACTACCAGATGACCCGTATGTTCGACTTGCCTGATACCGAGGTTCAACTGTACAACGACCAGACGGTCGGAGTGCTGGGCCGGAGCATCCGTGCAGGTAGTCACCTTACTTCGGTGATGTCAGGTCATAGGCGGCTCGTTGCCGTACAGACGCGAGGAATGGCGGAGCAGATTGTCCGTAAAGCTATCCAGCATATCAAGGATGGAACTGCTAGTCGCGCGCTGCTGGACATGGGGTTCACTCCTGAAATCCAATCAGCCTTGCGTAAGGAGTTGCCGACTATCGCTAAGTTCGATGCCAAGGGTAAGCTCACATCACTGGACCTCATGGCCGGCGACATTGACCCCAACTTGGTAATGAGCTTTAGAGACAGCGTGGAGCGTGGTGCCGGTCAGATCATCCAGAAGACCTTTATTGGCGAGACTGGGGCCTGGGCGCACAACGATCTGGCGAAGACCCTGTTGCAGTTCCGCACATTCTCGATCACGTCTATTGAGAAACAGTGGGGCCGTAACGTAAAGACCTACGGAACAGTGCAGGCATTTGCTACCATCATGGGCGCGATGTCGTTTGCTCTGCCAATTCACTACGCTCGCCTACAGGCTCAGATGATCGGCATGCCGGAAGACAAGCGGGCCGAGTTTGCAGAGAAGCGGATGAGCGGCATGGCCTTGGCGAGAGCTACGCTGAACTACGCGTCTGGCGCGGGGCTACTGGGAGACTTCATGGACTTGGGCGCAAGTGGCTTGAGTGCAGGAGGTATACTAGATGAGGATCAGGCTGCACCCTTTACCGGGGGCGGTCAAGGTAGGCAGTCCGCTAGTGGGCTGGTTCCCGGTCTCGGCATGATCGACGATGTGCTTAAAGGTACGGTTGGCGGTCAGTACGAGAAGCTGCCTAAGCTCCTTCCGGGGAGTAACTTGCCGTTCGTTACACCGCTGGTGAACGGGCTTTCATCCGACTAAGGTGACGGATTTGGGAGGGTTTCGGCCCTCCCTCATTCTGGTACATATCAACATATTCAAGAGGAATACAAATGGCTGATCCCACCTACAGGTACAGCGTAAACGAGTATCCTGCAAACGGCACCCAGACTGAGTTTGAGGTCAGTTTTGCCGGTGGGTATATTCAGCGCGAACACGTTGTCGTCACTGTGTCTAATACCGCTACGGGTGCCAGCACAGACACCCCGTTCACTTGGGTGAATGACTTTACCATTTCAATTACTCCGGCCGTTGCTGTCGGTAATCTTATTCGCATCCAGCGCGTAACTCCCGTTGGCGAGCCGATCGTAGATTACACCGATCAGGCGATTATTAACGAAACTACACTGGACCTGTCGAATAAGCAGGCGATCTTCGCTGCTGCGGAAGCGCGCGACCTTGTAGTCGGCTTGCCCGATAGGGTAACGCTTACGGGCATTGGCGCGGCGGTTCTGGCTAACGCTATAGAAGTGGCAGCGACGAAGGACTACATTGTATCCATATCGTCCGACCTCGCTACTAAGTCGATGCTTTTCGCCAATAGCGGGGCCACGCTCATCCGAACTTCGACGGGTGCCACCGTTGAGGCCCGTTTCAGTGCGGTGGAGACCTCGGACGCCCTCAAGGCCCCGTTGGCTAATGCTGCGCTCACTGGGGCTCCCACGGTCAACGGCAATGCCATTCAGACCCGCAATGAGAGAGGCGCTGCTGGCGGCTATGCTCCGCTAGGGCCGGATGGTCTTGTGCCTTCGAGCAACCTGCCGGTCAACGGATCATATAAGGGCAACTGGAACGCTTCGACGAACACCCCGACTATCACGGCTGGGGTAGGTACTAACGGCGATACCTATACGGTGTCGGTTGCCGGTACTCAAAGCATTACAGGAACCTCTACAGCGTTTGCTGTCGGGGATCAAGCTCGATACACGACCAATGGCAATAAGTGGGAGCGCATCCCTAACTCTGCTCAGGTTAGCTCGGTGGCCGGTAAGACGGGCACTGTAACCCTGGCAAAGACGGATGTTGGCCTCAACAATGTGGACAACACTGCGGACATTGACAAGCCGCTGTCTACGGCTGCGGTCACAGCATTGGCCGGGAAGCAGCCGACTATTGGGTTCACGCCAGCTAACAAAGCGGGGGAAACCTTTGGAGGGGCAGTAGGCCGGGACGCGCAGTTCTATCTTAACCTGTTCAACGGCAACCCGTTCCTTAACTTTGACGCCGGTGACACTATCAGCTACAATCGGACTACCGATGAGTTTGCTGTCAATATCGCAAGCGCGGCTAAACTGCGCGTTAGTAATGCCGTATTAAAATACAACAACTTCGATGTGTATCACGGCGGCAACGCAGGCCCGATCATCCGAGAACGGGCTAACGGAGAAACTTCTGACGACGCTGCGTTTTCTGAGGCTATCGCTTCCCTTCCGTCTGGTGGCGGCACTATCAAAGTTCCTGGGAAAGCGTACAGTTTGACTACTGTTCCTGACTGGGGCACTAAGTCTGTTGTATGGGATATCTCTCCTGCTGCCTCTTTCACCGGGGCTGGTACTGGGATTGGCAAGTTCCCATATATGGCGACTAACGCAGGGCAGATGGCGGCAGGTCCGTTCATTCAGTCGCGGTCAAGCCTAAAGTCGGCGCATCCTAACGGGGGCATCGCAGCCTTCCAAGCTGAAATGATCCAGCCCGCTAACTACGGCGCGGGTCAGTCGGTGGCCATCTATGCAGGTGCTATCGGCGGCAACCCCGATCCTGGCGGTAACGTATGGGCGCTGAACACGCTAGTCCATGCACAGCCTCAGGCCAAAGGTGTCTACCAGTCTATTGAAGCTGACGCGAATAACGACAGCCCGGACGCGAGTGTCAAGGGTATCTCTATCACTGGTGGTGGAGCTTACGACGCTGAGGTAGGCTTGGAAGTCACGCGACTTGCCGGCTCATACTGGAAAGCTGGCGTGTTTGTGGTGAACGCCACAGACGCTATAGTGGTAAAGGGTAAGACGGCAGGACGGGGTATCGTTATTCAGCCTCCGACCGCAACGGTAACACCAGAAGGTAACGTAGCCTTTTCGGCAAGACAGTGGCAAAATAGCGCTGGTATCATGTTGTTCCAGCGGGCTACAGACACCGCGCCTACGGGCTACGTGTTCCGCTTTACTGACGCAGCGAACACTCGGAATATCACTATTCTGGGCGTTGACGGCACATTTAGTACAGAGGGCAGCGTTAGGGCTAACAACCTCAAGGTGTTTGGGCCAACGCCCGTAGTGGCGGCCAGTGAGGTTGGCTTTGGTAATAGCACAAGCAGAACGGCAACTACTGGTGACGCGGGCTCGGTTCCTAGTCAAGTCGCAGGCTATCTAGTGGTCAACATTGGCGGCACTAACTACAAATTGCCGTACTACAACGTATAGGAGTAAATGATGGCCGCTTCCGAGACTAAGCTCGGAGCGCTTCACGAAAAGGTTGCAGAGGTTCTTCTCGATGCGCTAGAGGGTGATCTCATCCCCGGCTATACTGAGGAAAACCCTGCAACTGGTGAAGTGGTCGAAGTACCCGATAGGAAGCTCCCGGCGTCCGCTGCTATCATTGCGGCGGCGACGAAGTTCCTAAAGGACAACAACATCACCTGCGCCCCTTCACAGGATAACGCAGTGGGCAGTCTTGTTGACAAGCTCAAGGCTAAGCAGAAAGCTAAGTTGAGCAAGTTTGAAATGCAAGACGCTCGACAAGACATGAACTTCCTTGGAGGACTTAACTAATGGCAGTGCGGGAGAGTGCTGAGGCTACCCTCCTGCGCTGGCAAACCTTAGGTGTTATTCAAGAACATTACAGTCAATTCGATCCTTTCCTCGAAGACGTGATGGACTTGCTGGGCTTTCGGACCTCGCCAGTGCAGAAGGACATAGGCTCGTTCCTGTGTTACGGCCCAGCGAATATAATGATACAGGCGCAGCGTGGTCAGGCTAAGACTACGATTACTGCTGCCTTTGCAGTGTGGACACTGATCCAGAACCCTGCTGCGCGTGTGCTGATTTTGTCAGCCGGTGGTACGCAGGCCAATGAAATCTCCACCCTGATCGTCCGCATCTTGATGACGATGGAGGAACTAGAATGTCTGCGGCCTGACCAATCAAATGGTGACAGGACTTCCGTTGAGGCGTTCGATGTTCACTATACGCTCAAGGGCATTGACAAGTCGCCATCGGTTGCGTGTATCGGTATTACCGGCAACATGCAGGGTAAGCGGGCAGACCTGCTTATCGCCGATGACATTGAGAGCCAGAAGAACTCTAAGACTGCGGCCATGCGCGAGCAGCTTATGGACCTCACCCGCGACTTTACCTCTATCTGCACCAACGGGCGGATCGTGTATCTTGGAACCCCGCAGTCTCAGGAGAGTGTGTACAACACCCTTCCAGCTCGTGGCTTCACGGTACGCATCTGGCCGGGACGGTTTCCGAACCCAGAGCAGCTAGAGAACTACGGGGACCACCTTGCGCCTTACATTCGTCAGCGCATTGAGGCTAACCCCGGCCTAGCATTTGGTGGTGGCATGTTGGCCGATCAAGGTCAGCCCGTCGATCCCACCTACATTACAGAACAGACCCTCCAGTTTAAGGAACTCGATCAGGGGCCTAGCTACTTCCAGTTGCAGCACATGCTCAACACGAAGTTGGCGGATGCAATGCGCTATCCGCTCAAGGTCGACCAGTTGGTGTTAATGGACCTGGGTGGTGAATACTATCCCCTTGAGGTAGCCAGAGGCTTCGGCGGAGGTTCCCTTACGGACATCAATATTCATACGGCTAGTTACCGGATCAACACGCCCGCCAAGGTGAGCGAAGATGTCGCCAAGCTGCAAGGCAGGGTGATGTATGTTGACCCGGCAGGCGGCGGTAAGAATGGCGATGAGACGGGCTACGCTATTACGGGCTTCCTAAACGGCAACATTTATTTGTTGTCCTGTGGCGGTGTGCCGGGCGGCTACAACGTCGAGCAAATGACGACCCTAGCACAACTCGCCAAGCGGTGGGAAGTGAACAAGGTAGTCGTCGAAAAGAATATGGGCTACGGTGCGTTCACCGAAGTTTGGCTTCCTGTACTCCGTAAGCACCATGAGTGCGCGGTGGAGGACGACTTCGTGACAGGCCAGAAGGAATTGCGTATCGTCGAAACCCTAGAGCCAGTAATAGCTCGCGGGTCACTTATCGTCAATCGGGCGGTAGTGGACGAGGACCGTGATGCCTGTTCCCGCTATCCGGCTGCGCAGCGGATGCTGTTTAGCCTGTTCCATCAGATGAGCAAGATTACCCGCGACCGGGGATGCCTCAACCATGACGATAGGCTCGACGCCCTAGAGGGTGCCGTGCGCTACTGGCTCAAGGTTATTGGCATCGATCAGTCTAAGGCGGTTCAAGCTGCTAGGGACAAAGAATATCAAGAGTGGCAGCGTGACCCCCTGGGCCGTGATCGCTACTCAAATACTGCACCTAGCCGTGGTGGCTCTGTGTTCAATAAATATCTCAGGAGCAATTCTAATGCAAGAAGCATCCCTGCCCTCCCCGCGTATCGGCGCTAAGGGTCATCACCTGCGCCGTATCGCGGCGAACGCAATCAGCCACCTTGAAGTTACCGCCATGTCCTATCCCGATGGCGCGGCCCCGTCTGCTACTGCTGTGGCTGACTTCTTCACTGCCTGCCTCGCTGCCGCTCAGACGGCTGGTAAGCCCAACCCGGTCCTGACCCTGACCCCGCAGACCTCTACGGGTGCTGTAGCATCGACCCAGCAGCTTACCCTCGGCAAGGGCGGTTCGACGGGCGCAGCTACCTACTCGTCGTCTAACCCGGCTGTCGCCACTGTCAACGCCTCCGGCCTTGTCACGCGAGTGGCCGTTGGCTCGGCTACGATTACGGCGACGGTCGCTGAGGCCACTGGCTTCAAGGCGCGGTCGATCACTGCTACCGTTACGGTGGCCTAATGCTCGCGTTCAAGGACGCCAACGGGCGTAACACCACGGTCTCTGTTGCTAGTCCCCTGCCAGTTTCGGCGGGGGCATCAACGATCATTCAGCCCGATGGGTCGGGCATCACCGAAATCGGTACGACTTACAGCAAGTTCTCCGATGGCTTCAACAACTCGGGAGATACCGCACCTGATCCGGCACGCTGGACGGTACTGCGGCAGAACCTCATTACTGCTGCTATCTCGGCCGGTGCGCTGTCGCTGACGGTCCCAACGACCGCTGGTGCTGAGTACCTGATGGTCGGCAAGATGAACACGACCATTCCAGCTAACCTTATGGCAGTCGTGGCCGCTACAGCGCGAAGTGCCAATACGTCAGTGCGTGTCGGTTATGTGGCCTGTGACCCAACTACGGGCCTACCGATCCCCCACGCTACCCTGCCGAATGACTTTGCCAACCGAGGCAATGTTAATTATAATTCGGCGACTGCTACATCGTCCAACGTAGAAACGGTTTCGACCAGCTCTACCGCTAAGGTCGTGGCTGCAACCGGTGGTGTTAGCACAGCATCTCCTGGGCAGGAACTCGCTATTGAGTTGCGCGCAGAGGACATTACTGTTGCCCATGCTGTTCCAGATACAATCGGATCACGCTCGGGTGGCTGGCGCATTTCTAGTCAGCTTCCTAACCCGAACGCTGTGTATCGCCCGTTCATCTGGGTTCTGAACACGGGTACGGCTACTGCTTCCGTCTGGACGTTCCAGCGGTTCCTGTCTATGGACATTCAGGAGTTGCAGGCAGAGATCGGCGGCGGTCGCGGTAATGCCTCGGCAAGCCAGTCTATCCCTGTCAATCTGGTTCAGAGCATCCAGCAGACCGTATCTGGTACGGTGGCTTTGGGTGCTGGTACTGCTACCATCGGCAACGTCCTTCGCTCGCAGGCTTGGAATGAGAGTACCGCAGTTATCGGCGCGTCTGCTACCTTTAACGGTGCCTCTCGCGATAGCGGCGCGGCGTCGGGCGCGGCTAGCATCTGGTCTAGCTTTAAGGCGTTCGTGCGTACCGATCAGACCGGCACTGCTAACTTGCAGGGCAGCAATGACGGCACGACTTGGATAACGATAGTCAGCGCAGCGATTGCGGGTGCCCCCGTGTCTCTGTCTACGCCATGCTTCTTCCGATATCACCGTATTCAGGTGGTCAACGGAACTACGGCTACGACTACCACGTTCGTCAACTCGGCTTACAGCCTGTAATATGGAGGTCGGTGTCTTATATAATGGAGTGCCTCCGGGGCTAACCTCGGATGCTATCCAATTTGAAACACCAGTGTCGGGCGGAACTGTACAGGTTCTGCCCAACACCATGGCCTTGCTGCTGAACCCCGCTGGGGCGCTTGCTGCTCTAACTATCGTCATGCCGACTAGCCCTACTGATGGGCAGCGATGCCTCATAGCAAGTTCAGCATCCATAACCCTTTTGTCGATAACCGGAGCTACCATAAAGGGAACTTTAGCGTCTATGGCCCTTAATGGCTATGCGCGGTTTCTCTACTCGGTCGCAGGGAACTGCTGGTTCAGGACAGGCTAACCACATAGCCCTCATTCAGAAAGATTAGTATTATGGTAGCAGTCAACGTCAAGGCTATGCAAGCCGCTGTGGGCGTCGCTCAGGACGGTATCGCGGGCAAGGGTACGTTTGGTGCCCTGCTCCGCAAGATGGGCGCTGGCGCGTCTGTGGCGGCGGATTTGGGCTATTCCCTCGCCACCTTCGCGGTGCCTATGGGCCTGATGGACAACCGCCTGCGGATGGTTCACTTCCTTGGGCAGCTAGCTCACGAAAGCGACCACTTCAATGCAATGGAGGAATATGCCAGCGGCAGAGCTTACGAGGGGCGCGCAGACCTTGGTAATACCCAACCCGGTGACGGAGAGCGGTACAAGGGGCGAGGCCCCATCCAGATCACGGGACGTGCTAACTACCGCTACTACGGTGCGCTCATTGGCATCGACCTTGAGAAGTATCCCGAGCTTGCGTCCAACCCGTGCATCGGTATGCGACTGGCTCTTGAATACTGGAAGGCTAAGGGCCTAAACGCCTATGCCGATATGGACGACATCCT